ACACTCCCAAGATACTTGTTCCAGTTGTAGTTTGAATTACTTGAACATTACCTGTGGCACTTAATGTAACTAAGTCTCCCTGAAATATAGACGAGCTATAGTTATCCAGAATTTCATATTGATTCTGCGAACCTACAGCCGGTGCTCCACCCATTTTGCCTAATGGTCTAAAGCCAAAGGCAACTGTGTCGTTTGCCATATTTATCTCCTTAAGAGTTAGTTTTATTTTGTTGGTTTAGGAATTACTAAATAATTAGTTTTTCTTTGAGCCACCAAAAGTTACACGAGTCTGCCTTTCCTTGGAAATAGGCATACTTGGATGCTGTTCCTTTAGAGGATCGTTTGCCAAGGCATTTTCTCGCTCTCTGGTTCTTTTTTCAAAGTAATCAGTTCGAGACTTAGCGATCTCCTCTGGTATCCTAGCCAGCAATAGGCCACCAACTCCGATAACACCTGCGTATTTGCCGTCTTTAACTTTTGGATACTCGTGATCCGGATATTCATCCGCTCTCACAAGTTCAAAGCCCGATCGTAATTTACCTGAAACGTTCTTCGTATCATCGAAGCCAACACTTTCAGCTCTAATCCATCGGTGCCTGTATCCAGTTGGCGCAGGCGGTGCATCTAGACTTGATGGTGGAGTCCAAACTTTTGGTCTATCTTGTTTAGACCTAGTTTCGCTCGCGCGTGGGGTTTTTATTTTATCATTTTCCATATGCTTATACCTCCTTCGCGGTTAAATGTTTCGCATATTCTTCGAGTGGCACACCTAATCTTTTAGCAATTGCTACTTGTGACGGTGTGAGTTTCACAGTTTTTTTGCGTCCTGTTTGAGCTGGACGTTTAGCTGATGCTACGTTCTGCACAGGTTTAACTGTGCTTTCTGTAGTTGTTGACTCTGTTTTACCAAATTTATGCGGAAATTCAAGTCTTATTCTCTTATCTATTTCTGCATAATATTCGTCACTTTTAGGGTCATATCCTTCTTCCTCTACAAGTTTTTTATGTAGATCAAAAGCAGTATAAGTCATTGCTGAATCATTTCCAAACCAAGTATTTTTTTCAGCCCACTCTGTTGCTTTAGGATCTGGTTTTGAAATTGTTGATTGTTGTGGAGTTATAGCGACTTCTTTTTTAGGCAAGTCTTGTTGATTTGCTTTTAAAGAATTTAGTCTAGCATTCTCCAAAGTAAGTTCAGCAATAGCTTGTTGCGCGTTGACTTGAGCTTCAATATCACCTGCGTCAATAGCTGTTTTAAGGGCTATTTTGGCATTAGCTAAACTAGATTTAACTCTATTTTCAAACTCTGAAATGTATCGAGTATCTGTTTTTTGAAGCTTCGATTCAACAAACTCTTTTTCTTTTTGGATCGATTGCGCGTAAGAAATTGCTTCTTCTTTTTGTCTTTCAGCTTCTCTTATTTGATGAGTTAGTTTAGCAATACGTTTTTTAACTTTTTCGCTATAATCATCTAAATCATCTTTTTTAGCTTCTACTTTTTCTGATTTAACTTCTTCTTTTTTAACTTCAACAGGTTGTTCCTCTTGAACTTCAATTTTCTCCTCTACCTTTTCTTCTGCAACGGCTTTTGTTTGCCCATTGTTTTCTTCTAATGTAATCTCGGCTCCTTCTTTTTCGCCGACATCAACTAGTTTTTCTTGCTTATTTTCTGGCATAGTTTCTCCTATGTTTAAATATGATGAAGAACATCTTCAGGATTTTTAATAGTCCCAAGAACTTCATCGTCGTTTAATAGTCTCACTTCTCCACCTTCTATTGGTAATCGTGATCCTGCATATCTTGCAAAAATCACCCAATCTTTTTCTTTACACCAAGGACCCGTTGGATAACGTTCTTTGTCTCCATACGCTAGCGGTCCAAGTTTTAAAACATAACCACAGTTTGTAGATATCCGAAGTTTATCTAATGATTCCTGTGATATTAAAATTCCACCTTTAGTTTTATCTCTGGGAGTAAATGGTAATACTAAAATTCTCCAACCGGTTGGTTGTGGTAAACTATCTAATAAAGATTCTGTAACATTTTCTGCTCGTACAGTTTTTTTATCTTCTTCTTTATACTTGTCTTCTAGTCCTAAAACGACTTTTGGTATTTCATCAGTCGAGTTTGACAATGTTTCCTTTGTCATCTTTGTGCTCCTTTGTCTTTAGCAGGTTAGAGAGTTCCTGTAGCATGTATTCATATACACGAATTTGGCCAAGTAAATACTTGTATTTTTCCATATTGTCAACATTATTCCCTGATGTGACAGTTAGAGTTAAGTTATCTAATTGAGATTTTAATAAACGCCTTAATTTAGTAGAAAATTCTACAACATCATCCATTTAACATTTCCATCTTCTGCGAGCCTGTCGTAATCGTGAATTAGGATCTTTTGCAGCTTTTGGAAACATTTTCATTTGACCTGCACTTCTTGCGCAGTATGATTTTCTTCTCTTTGCAGCTTTTGATCCTGGTTTCACCTTACCAGTAACCGCTGTTGATAATTTAGAACCGGGATTCATTCTTCTGTAGGCCATAACACCGGCTCGTGTCATGCCTGCTCCAGACTTTGTAGGTCTAAAGTTTTTTTTATTTCTAGATGGCATATTATCTGCAGCTCTTCCACCAGATGCCATCATTGCTCTACCTTTTCCTTTTACTGAAATATCTCCCATTAAATAAATGTCATTCTTGTCATATCAACAATGCCTCCATCTGCTTTTTTAGTTCTTTTAACTGAATCAATATATCTTCGGTAAACACCTGCTGATGATCCTTTACCCATAACACGTGCTCTTTGTTCCATAGCAATTGCAGCTTGTATTTTGTGTGCATGAGATCTACCGCTTTTTCTAATTTTTGCCACACTTTTTCTAGCATCAGATTCATTTGCAAATTTTAAACCGTGAATGGTGCCTTTTGGATTTTCATCTGTGTATAGATCAGAATGTTTTTTAGATCCTGCTGGTTGGCCTGGCTTTCTAGGTATTCTTGCAGATCCACCTTTTGCTTTTCCAACTCTTACACAATTAGGAACTGATTTATTTCCTTTTTTCTTAAATCCTTTTTGTTCATATCCATGCCAACAAGTTCCTCTTGGCATTAGACCAATCCTCCTGCACCCATTTTTTTTCTTTTTGCAAATGTTGGAACGTTTGAAGGTTTTGGTCCTACATTACTAGCTTGTTGTTTTCTTTTTACAGCTGAAGCTCTTTGGCCTCTGCTCATGGCTCTAGCTTTTGCTATGGGAACACACTTTGGATAATTTTTTCTTTTCTCTCCACCACTTCTTCCGCATTTAGGATAAGAACCATCAGGTCTTTTATTTGCAATATCTACCCAATTCTCTTGAACCCATTTACGTAAGCCCATGTTAGTACTTCTTGGTAACTTTTCTTCTATTCTCCATCACACCGCCACAACCTTTGGCGATTCCGCCTTGTTTATAATTGGATACCATTTTTCTATCTTGTGAAATACTACCACCACCCATTTTCTTTTTTCTACCTCCTGGAACTATTTTTCCAGAACATACAGCAGAAGCATACATATTTGCATAAGCACTTGGATACACCTTAAATTTTGCTTTTGCAGCTGCTTTTCCTCTTGGACAAAGTTTACCCATTAGATGCCTTTCATATCTTTGTTAAAAATATTATCTTTACATCTCGGTCTTGATTCTCTTTTTAAGCCTTCTTTTTTTTCGAGAAGAAACCAATCGCGTTCTCTAATAATTCGTATTCGTTCTTTTAAAAAATCTCTCCAGTTCATTTCCAACCTTTCTTTGCAAGTTTTGGTTTACCTTTAATTAAACCACCAGATTTTTTGTATTCAATATCATCATCTAACTTAATTAGATCTTCAAATTCTGATGATCCTTTTTGTTTTTCAAGAAGTTTTTTTAAGTCTTCATCCATTTTTTTAGTCGAACCTTCTATTTTTTTAAACTCAGATTCAATTTTTTTTGACTTACTAGTGAGCTTATCTATAATATTTCTAATTTTATCTTTAGAGGATAACGATGCACTTGGTTTTACGGTAATCATTTCTACCGGTCTACTTTTACTCATTCCTAAAATTTTTAACAAAGACTTCATAGTTTTTATTTTTTACCTTTTTTTATCATCCCACCTTTTTTCTTGATTACACCTCTACCTTTTAGAATATCTTTGAAAGTTACTTTTCCATCACCTGTTAAATCAGGAAAACCTTTTTTCTTTTTTACTTTTCCACCTTTCATCATTGCTGATCTTGGTCGTATTCCATAATCGTTTCTCATTTTATCTCCTTATCCGTTTTCTTGTTCTTTGTTTACCACAGGTCTATTTGCCATTGTCCTTGCAACGGATTCAGCAGATCTACCTATTACATAACCTCCGAGTCCAACATTCAATAATGTCCAAACATCGCCAGGTAATTCAAAAGAGATAACTGCTCCTGTGAATACTTTTATAACTGGTCCTATAACATAATTCCATACTAAAATAAAGATTAATACATACATCAGAAGTGGTCTCCAAGATGATGCAAACCAGCCTGCTTTTGCTTCAGCTTCAATAATTTTAGCTGCAGCCGTTAGTTCTTGTGTGTGGGATTGTAATAGTTGAGTTTGTAGTTGAGCTTTTAACTTTTCTTGTAAGTCTTTATCAGGAACAGCTTTTTCAATTGTATTAAATAGTACTTTAGCAAGAGGTGCAACTGCTCCTAACATTTGCAACATAATTTAGTACCACTTCGCTGTTCTTTTTTTCTCCGGTAGCATTGCCCGTTGACCACCAACTTGTTCCATTTGTGTCTCTTGTGGATTTGATACTTCAACTTCAATTCCACCTTTTAAAAGACCATTTGGTTGAGTAAATTGTGAGTGATCTACTAAATTTCCATATTCTGATCGTGAAGATGTTGATGCTACTCCACCTTTAGCCATAGGCTTTCTAGACATATCAGCTTCAGAAAGTGCAATTGCAATCGCTTGTTTAGGATTTTTCACTTTTTTAGAAGACTTACCAATATTGAGTTCACCTTTTTTAAACTCTCTCATTACTTTGGCTACCTTCTTAGGACCTTTTTCCATATTATGTTCCTCGTATTTTCATTTGTTGGACGCCTTGTTTTGCAAGACTTACTCCAGCTCGTAATTTAGCTAAATTTTCGCTTTGTGCAAGTTTATTTTCTTGATTTTGTTGGTTCATCATGGCTTTCATCTTGTCTAAATTCAATCTTTCATCAGCTTCTTTGCCTTTTTGTTCATTTTCCATGGCTCTTAAGTCAACTTCACGTGATTTAAGCTTCAATAATGGGTCAGAATCATATTGAGAAGTAATTTTGTTTTCCTCTTTTGCAAATTCACTGGTCATTTCAGCTATCAATCTAGATTTTCTTGATTCAATTTGAATAGTTAGATTCTGAATTCGTTGTGCAGCTTGTGGATCCATAGCAGCTTGTTGTTGTAAGATAGGTAACTGTTGTAATTCTTGCACAAATTCTATTTGAACTTGCTCTTGTGCCATCAAAGATATGTGTTCAAGTATATTTTTTTGAATAGCTGATACAACTGCAGGATTATTTCTTACCATATTCAATTGCATAAAGTTTAAATGAGCTTCAATGTGAGCTCGGTGGTCTTGTCCAGCAAACGCTTGAAAAGGTTGTAGTGACATTGCTGTAATATGTTCCAAAGCAGGGTCTATTGGTAACGGTTGTTTTGGTGGTGGAAGAATTAAATCAATATCTCGAACTCCAATAGCTTGATACATACCTCTATAAGCTTGGTACAGATCATGAATTTGAGGATTAGATTGTGCAAGTTGTAATTCTGTTTGCGCTATAGAAATTCTTTGACTTTGAGAAAATATATTTGGATCCGCAACTGGAACAATGTCTACTTTGTCATCAAAATCCATTTGTTTAATTTCTCTAACTCCACCTACAACATCATATGGATATGATGGTGGTAAATAAGTTGAGAATACATTTGATAGTAATTTAAATTCTTGTTTTAAAGATGCATACAATCGTTTGTGTATTGCAGACATCACTCTTGATCCACGCTCCAATAATGCAATAGTAGTTCCAACGGCAGCTTGTTGATTCATGTCACCAACTTGTGTGTCAGCAATAGAGGCAAATCTTTGTCCTGCATCTACCACGATACCCATTAATTGTAAGAGGGTCGCGGATGGTTCTTTAAATGGTAAAGGCATAAACGCATCACGCAAATTTCCGCCTGGTGCATCTACATCTCTAAATTCTCCTGGCTGAATTGGTTGTGCATCATCTCTCACTCGTATACCTCTCATCTTGAATCCGGCTGGCAGGTTAGATAACGTGCCGGCGTCTAACAGCTGTCTTAAAGCCGAGGTCGCTGTTCGTGATAGCCCACCTATCATGTGGATTAGACCAAAACCATAAAAACCAAGTCCAGGTAAAAATTTAAAATGCACAAAATAATTTGTTTTAGTTTTCATAGGATCATCTACTTTGTAATTTCTACGAATAGATAAAACTTCTCTTGTGCTTTCTTCAATCGTTACAATGTATGGAAGTTTAATTCCTGTTGGTTCATCAGACTGAGGATCTTTATCTTGAAACCCTTCAATGTCTAAATTTACATGACACTCTAGCAATGTATACACATCATTGTTTTTGTTAATACGAACACCTTCAATTTCTAATTGTTTATCTTTCAATTCATTAGTTTGAAGTGGAGGTTGTCCTAATTCTACATCTCTGTAAAATCCAGAAACCTGTTGTTTTCGTAATTCGTTTTCAGTTATTTTTATTACGTGAATAATAGCATCAGCATCTTCAAGTGACGTTGCTGAATATGGAACAATTAAATCTTCAGATGGAATAAATTTAGATACTGCTCTACCTAATATTGCATCGTAATAAACTTTTTTAAAAGTAGAACCTGATAGTGGTAAGTAAAATAACATTTGATCAAACTCTGGTTCATACTCTTTCATAACATCCATAATTTGATAGTTCATAAAGTCTTTAACTCTATTTGCTTGATCTTCTCTTTCTCTTGTTACCTTTCCTACAATTTGAGTTCTTACTGGTCCATCTGATGGTAGTAATTCTCTATATGCTTGTGATTGAAATTGTGTAACTGCTTCTGCAAGAACAGGGTGAGTTGCTCCACTCGATCCTCGAAATGGTTCTGTTCGTCTTTCATATTTGAATCCTAGTAAATCAAGGCCACTAGTATAAGACATTTCCCAATCTTGTCTTGAAGCTTTATAATCAATGTATTGGTCTAAAATATCTGATCCAATTTCTACTAGAATAGATTCATCTAAAAACTCTGCAAGATTTGCATAATGATCTTCTCCTCCAGCAATTGATGCAACGCTTGGATCAAAAGATACTTCTGCCCCACCATCTTCAGTAGGAATTATTTCAACGTCTTTATTTTGTAGTTCTTGTAAGTCTTCTTGAAAAGATTGTTCTATTTCAGTTTGACCTGGAATTTCAACAGTAGTTTTTGTATTGGGTAATGACTTATCAATCTCTGCCATGATTAATTATACCTTCTTCTAAACAATGATTCAACACCTTGTGAATCTGGACCTTTAACAGGTGGAACTGTTTTTGTCAATCCACCAAGAGCATAGTTAACTATACCACCATTTGCAAAATCAACATCATCTAGTTCTATTGGATCTGAATACCTATCCATAATATCTTCATAAGGAGAATCCTCTAACATCTTTCTACCTTTTGCTCTTTGCTCAATTTTTTTTACATCTTTTATTTTTCCAGTTCCAATTTTTTCTAATTTTTCAACATCACTATAAGCACTATCTATATCAAAAGAATCATAATCAAATTCATAACCTCCTGGTTCACCAGTAGTTCTTGGTCTATTTTCTACTACAGAAAAATCACCTGAATATTTTACTGGTTTTCCTGTTTGTATATTAATATCTGTTTTAGGTGGTGTATAATTTAACTCAAAAGGTGAACCTGCTGCTCCACCAGAAACATCAGCATCAACAGTAATTTGTCCAGTTATTTTATTTTGTGTAAGTGTAATTACATCCGTCTCTCCAGTTGCAGAAGGCACTTCTAATTTTTTGACAATGGTCATATCTTTAACTCTAGAAGCTTCAGGAGTTATATCTACTCCTTCTTTCATTATTTTATTAACAAGAGGTGAAAACCATTCAGGCATTCCTGGAACTTTAGGAAGCACTTTACCCATGCCTTTGATTGCACCTTTCATTTTACCAGTTTGTAAAAATTTACCTACAATCGGTAGAGATGCAATGCCCGCTAAAATTTTCATGAAGTCTCTACGATCCATTATTCAGACTCCCTGTTAGAAAGATAATCATATAAGGAATAAGCGCTAGATGCGATTAAACCTGGTAAACCTAAAAATCTAGAAGCTCCAGCAATAACTCTTGGACTTAATCCTAACCTAAAAAGAGCATTTAATTTTCCAGGTGTTGCTTCACCTACGTTTTCAAGTGACCTATAATTTTTTAAAAGAGATCCTATTCCAGAAGCTCTAGCAGCTGCAGGGGCAGCAATCGCTCCTGCTCTTTTTGAAAATGTTTCCATAGTCGTAAGTCCTAGATAATTTAAAGGATCGGTTACTATGTCGGTTGCTGTAGTGTCTTCATCTAACACTTGTGGTAAAGTAAACCCAGCTGTTGCTAATGGACTACCAAGTCTATAGAAACCTTTAAGAGCCACATCACCAGCAGTCCTCAACGCTCCGCGGCCCGCGCCTCTTGATTCTTTGATCGTGGTTAATACATCTGGAGCGGCGAACGCGGCTGTGGCACCTCCTATAATCATCGCAGCATCTTTTACTACATCACCTAAAGTTGATTCTTCTTGTTCTTGTTTATTCTCTGTGGCTGCTAACATCATAAGAACATCTTCTGGACTTGCTCTTGTTTCAGGACCAGTCACAAGAATACTTCTATCCTTATCGTAAGTTACATTTTTTACTAATGGTTGTTTTGCTGGCTCATAAGTAAAATCATCAAAGCGAGCCTCATTTATATCTACGAAGTTCGGGCTCATCGGATCGTCCATGCCGGGTGGTTTAGCTTCAGCCTTTGAGGGTGAAAGAATACCGCCACCAACACCTAAAGCACCTAAAAAGGCAGCAATTTTAAAAACACCTCCTCCACCTGGACCCTTAAATGCTTTAATTAATTTTTGTTGAAGCTCAGGATTTTTAACAAATTCTTCTATAGTGATAGATCCTTTTGGCATCTTAAGACTATAACCAAGTTTTTTAGAAACGCCTTGAATGTCTAATCCTTTCAATTTCAACTCTTGTAAACGCTCCGCACCATAAGCATTTTCAATTTCTCCAATCGGTATAATTCTTGGTAATTGTATCTTAAATTCTTTTTCTAATTTTTTTGCTTTATTGTTTATAATATTTATTTGGCGTTCAAGAACTTTAGATTTTAATGATGGCTCTGCCTCCTGTATTCTTTTTCTTGCACTTGATAAATCTCCTTGAAAACCTGCTGCCGCTCCTGCACCTTGATTTATTCTTGAATCCATAATGTCTATAAATTGAGAAAAAGGAGCTCCACCTCTTGTATAACTAGTGTTTGCAGTAATACCGGCTATTTCATTAATGTTAAAAGATTCTGGTGATATTTTATTTTTTCTTAAAATTTCAACTGCGTCTTGCTTAAATTTTCTAAAGGTTCCTCTTTTTCTACCGAGTTCTTCATCAATAAGATCCATGGATATTGCTCTGTGAGATGAGAAATATGGATTGCCAAAAGGTTTTTTTGCCATTTCATCAAATATTTTTTTAGAGGCTTTTCTGTTTATTTTGATATTTTTTAATTTTTCCATGTTATTAAATTTATAACCTCCTAATATTTGAGCTAATCTCATAGTTGCATGACCTGCTTGATGAGAGGTCATCTTTTTAAGAAGATTTTCAGTAAACTCTGGGAGAGTCCAATTTTTTTTCGAATTTATATAATCCCTATAAAGAATTTTTATGTTTGCAATTGTTTGATCTTTAAGAGTGTTGGCTTGTGTATAGGCTACTCCAGGTATTAAAGTTTTTATGAATTCTTGAATTTTTACTTTTTGCGCTTCAGTTGGACTTTTAAAAAAATATCTTTTATTTGAAGCATAAGGTTGACCACGATATATTTCTTTTCTCTGTAAGGTATCTTTCAAAAAATTTACAAATCTTTCACTGTAGTCAGATGAAACAATTTTTTTTCTTTCTACATTTATAATATCAGCTAACTCATCTGAGGAAATATAATTCTTAGGTAATCTTTTAATAGAGTCATGATATTTTTTTAAATAACCAAATCTATTTTTAAAACTAGATCTAACATTATCTGTTAAACTTTCCCATGTTTGATTTGGATATTCTAAGCCAAATATTTCTTTCATGTTCTCAGGAATTGGCCTTACATCACTT